GGCTCTCGCAACCAGTTCAAAACCTGATCCTGCATTTGAGCCGCTCTCAGCAGCGTCATTGGTGCGGAACAGCCAACGTAACTGGCCGCTCGTCTGAAACACGAAGCTCTTATTAAATCCCGCCGGCGCACTAATATTTACCGATCGGCTTGACGTACCTGTGATCGTGAAGTCATTGGTAGAATTTATCGTGGCGAAATTTTGTGTGGCGGTGAACGCCTGGCTTTGGTCGATGAACGCCAAGGTTCGATTGCCGCCCAAGGCAGGAATCGTGATGTCACGCGCTTGGTTTGTTAGATATAGGATGCTTGCCTTGCCGGCCTCCGTGCCTACCGAAAACGCCTCAAGCGCAGCAGAGCCGCCAGTGATGTCGACATCATCCGCATCCTGCACGGCCATTGTGCCTAGATCTGATGCATCTACGGTGATTTGCTCCCACACCGCCGCGCCTTCTGTGGCGTCGGTGCAGAGGTAGACTTCAATCGGGACAGGTGGCGATGCCACGGTGTGGACCCACCACTTGCTGCCCGCGGAATAGCCCAGCGTTTCGTCATCGTTGACGGTGGGCGCAGCGGATCCGCTGAAATTGTTCAGGGGGGTTGCTGTCGTCCAGATGGTGCCGTTCCAGACGTAGGTGGCGTCTTCATCCCGAACCCACACCCGCAGGCCTTCCTGCCGGGCGCCCATGGCAATGGGGTCGCCGGCGGAATCGTTGCCGGGCACGAACAGCCAGGCGGTTCCAGCGAACACCGCAATGGCATCGGCGCGGCCGGCCCAGGCGCCGGTGGGGGTGTCGCCGATGATGTAGGCATCGCCCTCGGTTGGGCTGCCGGGCGGGGTGTTGGTGCCGCGGTCGATAACGCCGTTCAGCACCGCCTGCAGCAGGGCGATGGCCTCGTTGTGGGTGATCTCCGGCTGTGCCTGCTGCCCGGAGATGTAGGGGATGCCAAGATCAGGCGATGTGCTCACTGCGCGGCCTCAATGCGGGATATGGTGATTGCCAAGGCTATTTTCAGTACCATGCTACCTCCTGCAAGATGTTCCACGTGGAACAATTCGGCGACGGCGTGTCGCCCCAGTAGCGCCAAAGCATAACCCAAATTAATGGGCGCCACCAGAGGCCGATTATACTGTCGCGCTACCCCCCAACCCGCGCCCCCGGGTGGCCGACATTTGGTACACCACCAGATCCACCGGGTCGCCGGGGGTCAACCCATCTGCCGTTTGCTCTGCGGCGGTGTATTCAGCCTGGGCCGTGCCGGCGCTGATCGTGCGCACCACGGCAGCACCGTCCAGTATGTCGATCTCGTAGGCCTCGCTGGCCTCGCCCAGGGGCACTATGCCATGGCCCAGGCCGGGCACCTGATAGCGGGTGCGGCGCACCCAGCTGATGGCCAGATCGTTGCCGCCATCGCGGGCACCGCGCATATGCACCGGCGACAGCGGTTGCAGCCCGGCGCCGGCGTTGGTGAACTCCTGCGTGGGCGCATCCGATGCCAGGGTAAAGTTGGACACCGGGCGATAGATGCGCTCACGGTCCAGGTCGCCCAAGCCGTAGTCGGTGCGGCCCAGGTTGTCCGGATCCAGCAGCACGAACACCTCGTCGTTGCCGTGGGTGTCGATGGCGTGCTCGGTACCCAGGCGGCCACGCAGCAGGCCGCTCAGCTCGTAGGTGGAGGGCGCCACCAGCGTGGCGGTGGTAAACTGAATGATCTCGCCGCCCTGGCCGTCGGCCGGGCCCAGCCAGGCACCGTTGCCGCCGTTGAGCACAGACAGCTCGGGCAGGCCTTCGAGCTCGTCGTCCTCATAGTGCAGCACCACGGTTAGCACGTTGCCGCGGTCCCAGATGTCGGCGGGGCCGGCGGGCAGGGCCGTCTCTACATCGCCCATCACGGCGCGCACCGCCACCGGGCTCATGCTGCTGAAGGTCAAGCCATCGTCCGATGAGCGCTGAATCTCCGCACCGCGCCAGCCGTCGGACGAACTGCTGACCACCCAGTAGAAGCCGGGGTTGTCGTCCTCGTCGCGGGTGATGGGCATATCCATCAGCACCAGGCGGGTGACGCCGGGCAGCAGGATGGGGTTGGCCGGGATGTTGCCGGCGGCGCCGGTAACGGTGGAAAGAAAAGCCTCCGGATCGTTGACCATGGCGTCGACCTCGATCACCCCATCGTGGCCGCGGTTGAGGTGCATCAGGCGGTGCGCCACCACCTGGCCGCTGATGACAATGCCGATCAGATCGGCCGGGTTAAGCCCCACCCAGCGGTCCGACACAGAGAAACTGGCATCGCGCCGGCCAGACCAGGCCTCCCACAGTTCGCGATCGGCCACCTGCCGGGCCTGGTCATCGCTAAGCACCAGTGGCAGCTCCACCCGCAGGTTGTTCTCGCTGTTGCCAGAGGCACGGCTGGCCCGCTGGCTGTTGGTCTGGTAGTCCATGTCCGGGTCGGCATAGCTGACCGATACCTCCTGCGGCATGCGCAGGGCGGTTTGCGTTTTGAAACGGATGCGTTCAACCCGGCCGCCATCCGATGCCTGGCGGGCGCCCATGTCCTCCCCCGGTATCACCCCGCGCAGGCCTGCGCTGCGCTTGATGCAGCGGACCTGCCCGCCCTGCTCGACCAGGTCGAAGTTAAAGGCGCGGGTCAGCGGGCGCAGGGCATTGTAGGCGGGCCCGGCGGCCGCCACGGTAAAGCCCCGCAGGGTCTGCGACAGGCTGGACGATGAGATCTCGGTAATACCGGCACGCAGGCAGATATCCCGCACCACCGCGCCGACGGTGATCTCCTCCTGGCCTTCTACCTCGACCTCGATGTTGGGCATCACGTTGCCGTAATCGGCCAGCTGCAGGTCCTGCAGCACCAGGTAGGCGGTGTGCACATAGGCAGGCGCGTTGCCCGCGCCCATGTGGGCCTCGATGGTCGGGTCGATCTGCTGCGTGCTCAGGCCCTGGTAGAACCGCAGCACGCTAAAAGCACCGCCGTCCTGCACCCCGGCCCCACCGCCACCATCGTCGGATGTGGTCACCACCATGCCCACCAGGGAGGTCGGCGCCGGCGGTGGAGTGGATAGCGCATCGATGTCAAAAAGCAGCTTGCTGTTGGCCCAGATCCTGCGAATACCCTCAACCGGGCCACGACCCAGGGAGATAGCCACCGACACCCGATAGCTGAAATTCACCACAGACTGGCCGCCGCCCTTGCCGCCGCTGCTCTCCTTTTTCTTGGTCTCGATCAGGCCGGTGGACCAGATGATGTTGCCGGCCATGCGGTTGTCCGGCCCGAAAATCAGCGGGATGGGCGTGCCATAGGTGGATGCGGTAACCCGTAGGTCATTCAGCCGGGGCCCCTGGATGGGGTCCGGCGGGTCGATAATGGCACCGACATAGCCGCCAATCTGGGCACCCAGGGCAGCACCCGCAGGGCCACCGATCACAAAGCCAATGGCGGCGCCGGCGACGGTGGCTAGTTCACGCGCCACGGGGCGGCTCCTCAGTCAGTCCGGGGGCCTCGGCCAGGCCAGGATAGCGCCAGGCGGAGTGGATACGGCTACGCCACTCGACGGTGAGCTCGTGCTCCACCACCCGGCCGATATCGATGGTGGAATGGATCAGCATCGGCCGCCCGTTACGCTCGGCCACCAGGGCCAGATGCATAGGCAGGTCAGGCCGCCATTGCATCCACAGCACGTCGCCCAGGTGCGCGGCACCTGCATGCGCAACCGGGCGCAGAAAAACCTCCAGCGCCTTGCGCATCCGGGCCGGGTGGGGCAGGCGCGCATAGTTGGCGTAGCAGGCCCACATCACCGGAGAAATACGCAGCACCCCGCAGGCCTCGCCCACGCCGCGAATCAACCCGGCGCAATCACAACCCACCCCGCGCAGTGCAGCCTGGTGGCGAAAGGGCGTGCCCACCCAACGCCGGGCCTCGGCGATCACCGCGTGGCCGGCAGGGGGAGTGGCGGCGGCATTAACTCGCATTGGGGCTTTGCAGAATGGCGTCGTTGCCGGGCACATCGGGAAAGCCGCCATACCGGGCATAGTTGTCGAACTTGGTTTTGCAGGTGCCCGGTGTCTTGTCGCAGCCGGGCCGGGCCTCGTACCCATCGCCCACCTCAATGGGGTGTGGCATGGGCTGCCACAGCACAAACTGCCCAGCAGTATAGGTCTTGATCTCGGATCGCTGGCCGAAGTTGAGTCCGGTCGTCCACTCGATAACGCCCAAGTTGAAATAGCCGTCTTCCTCCTCCCGGCTACTGTCGGTAAAAATGCGGTGGTGGGCCCGCGTTGCCGCGTGCTTGATGACCGTGCCGGTCACCGTACCCGTCACCGCCAGGGCATCCAGATCAATCCCGCAGCGCGAATCACCCAGCTCCCAGCGGCAGCCCGGGGTGTACACCTCCAGCAACGGTTGCTGCTGCAGCCGGCTGGCAGACGTCTGGACGTCCGCCACAAACATCTCGTCGCCCTGGCTGATATCGCCCACCACGCCGGCAGTCAGGCGGAAGGGCGTCTCGCCCGGGGCGGCCTCCCAGGGCACCATCCACACCTCGACCAGGGCGCGGTCGAACAGGCCGGCGTACAGGTCATTTTCGCTGATGCCGGCATCGGCAATGATGCCGTTAAGCTCCATATCACCGGCGTTGCCCAGCACCACGCCCAGGTCAGAGGCCGAGGCCGCCAGGCTGTTGCAGGGCTGGTACACCTCGCCCTGGAAGGTAACCGGCTGGTCGTGCGAGGTGAAGAGCATCACCTGGTCAGGTACCAGCACGGTGAAGTTGTCGCCCGGTTCTCCGGGTGTGCCGTTCAGGTTGCGCACCCAAGCGTAGTCCTGTGTTCTGGGGTAGGTGGTTGCATCGCCGTCGCCTTCGGCGTCGTAGGTCATGCCGCCCGGCAAATCGCCAGACTCCACAGCTGCTGCGTAGGCTGCATCCCAATAGGCCTGGCTGCTGTAATTCGGGTCATCCGATCGCAGTGCAGGGTTCAATGGGTAGCGGATCACTTTTTCATCCACGGGAGCCCCGCTGTTCACAGCGTAGATCGACAGCATCTTGTAGGTATCCTCGTCCTCTATCCACCCCAGGTTGCGCTCGTAGATGCCCACATCGATCTCGCAGTAGTCAGGACTGCCTGGCACTAGTGGGTAGGCTTCCTGGCATTGTGGCGCGCAGGGATTATCCGGTGTGCGCGGCACCCGCCGCGCCTGAATACGCTGATCGAGTACCACCATAGCAGCCGGGAAATAGCCCTCCATCGAGGGCGGATAGTTCACGCAGTTGTTTGCAAAAACCGCTCCATCGGGAGGGTTGACTGGACCATCAATGCTACCGGGAACCAAGTAATAAATCCCCGCTTTGGCAAAAGTATTCCAAGGTTCTCCGTTGTCCCGCTGGCCAGACCACCACCCCAGCGAGCCCCCCACAACAACGCCTTGTGACAGGTATAATTGACATACGGTGGTGCCGGCATTGCCATACGTTGCCACCGGTGCTGCCCTGTTGTAACACAGCTCCAGTATTTCGCTTTCTGCGGGGACGAGCCCGTAAACCGGGTACATCTCGTTATTTTCTCCCTCCAGTGTCCACCCCTGGTAAATCTGAAAACCACCATCCGTGGCAATATTGCCGCCAGTGATAGCCTCGTCCAGAGTACCAACCCAATCGCCATATTCGTCTGGGGTTGAGTTTTCGTAAACCTTCCGCCAACGATACTCGTGATCATTTCTGCAGTTACGAGGGTCGACGTCACCATCGATCCAGGGGTACAGCACGTCATTGCTTCGATACGCCAGCTCTGTGCCCGAGATGGTTTCGCTGCTGTAGCGCGGCTTAACGGTGGTGATCTTCCAGCACTGCGCCCAGCGCGTCAGGCAGTTGACGTGCCTGGCCAGGGCAAGCAGCGCGGTTTGTGTGTTGCGAATATCGGCCATATCTCCAGCCAGGGTTAGCAGCGCGCCTGCCGTGGCGCGAATAGACAGTGTCGGAATACTGGCCAGCGCCAGCAGCGGTGCCTGGGTGACAGCCACGCCGCCGGAACCGCCGGCCAGGGCAAGCACCGGGCTCTGAGTGACGGCCGTATCCGCTCCGCCGGCCAGGACCAACAGGGGCGCCTGCGTGGCGCGCGCATCGGCCACGGCATCAGAGGGTGCGCGCCAGGCGCAGCAGAGCGGCGTTCACGGCGCTGGGGGTCCAGGGTGCCCCGGTGGCGGGGTCCAGCTCGAACACGTCCTGCCAGTAGGTGTAGGCCTCGGTGATGGGCCGGTCTTCGCCGGCGGTCACCGACGCGCCGGATACCAGGCTCATCTGCACATTGCCGTCGCCGGCATCGGTCTTGCGCATGCGCCCCACGGCCACCAGCGCGGCGATGTTCGAAATGCCACCGGGCAGGTTATCCAGGGCAAACTCCGATGCATCGCCCAGGGTATCGGCAGCGATATAGCTGGTGTCGTCATCCGGCGACGGCTCATTGATGGCCTCGTAGCCGGTGGCGGCGCCGGTGACTGCCCAGTCTGCCTCGGCGGTGTCTTCATCCGGAAACAGGGTGTACACGCCCAGCGGGCCGATAAAGTCGGTGTTCTCGGCGCCCTCGTCGTCCCAGGCAAACACGTCGTCGATATAAAAGCTGTAGATGGTCACGGTGCCGCCGGAGGCGATGCGCCCCCATTGCACGCCGGCAAAGTCTGCCGCGCCGGTGTTTTCGTCGGCGATGTCCAGCACTGTTAGGCCGTTGACGCGGATCTCCACGCTGCCGGTGGTATCGTCCCGGTTCGCCCGGATCTCGATGTGGTTCCAGGCCTCGGCGGTCAGCACCTGGCCGCTGCGTCCGATGGAGGTGCCGGTCACGGCACCGCGGAATACCTCGATGGAGGCGTCGCTCTGCAGGGCAAAGGTGAGCACCACCGCATTGGCGTTGTCGCGCAGGGTCCAACCGCCGCGGTTATTGGCCGCCGGCACCGCCGGCATGTACAGGCCGAAGCCGATGCCGACCACGGCCTTATCCGCACCCAGCAGGCGGCGGGCTTTCTGGGTGTCGCTGGACAGGTCCTGGCCGCCATTGAAGAACAGCGAATGGCTGCCGGTGCGCGACTGCGCGGTGGAGATGGCCGGGTCTTGCAGGCCGCCGAACTCGGCCCAGGGGCCGTCCAGCATGTTATCCCGGCCGCCATTGGGGCTGGTTCCGTAATGTTCAAATCCGTCACACCAAAGCAACATAAATCACCTCGCAATCAAATCAGCAGGGCCGCACCTCGACCAGCGTCACATCGGCAAAGCCCGACACATGGTAGGTGGTCACAATGCCGTCAAAGGCATCGTCGCTCTCAAATCGCACCTCTACATCATACAAAAAGCCGGCCCGCACAACCTGACCCGGCGAGGGCGGGGTCGCGAATTCTATCTCGCCATCGGGGCGCGAGACGACAAAGGCCGGTGGCGAGGTAACGCCCACAGGCGTGCCGCCCACCGACACCAGCACGCTGCTGACCACCGGCAGGTGGATGGTGCGGGTGTAGGTTTGGCTGCCGCGGGCGTACTCTTTGACCAGCTGGAATTTGGTGCGGGCGCCGTCGCCGGTACCCAGCACCTGGTCCAGGGCGGTGATGCTGGGCACCAGGTTGGGCGCGGCCAGGGGGGCGCTGGCAAAATCCAGCGGATCCCGAAACGGCCAGGTGTGGGCGGGGCCGCGCATCGCCAGCCACTGGGCGCGCACGGCCTCGAATACCTCATGATCACGCACCGCCTGCGGCAACGTGAAGCGGTACAGCGGGTGCTGCCAGCGCTGGTTGGCCTGCTCGGCGCCGGAGTCGACCTGGGTGATGGCGGTGGACCAGCGCGGGCTGGACATGCAGGGGAAGCCCGGCATTTCCGGCGGTGCGTACTCGTCAATAAATCGATCAGTCATATCAAAATACTACCACCAAATTAAGCACGCCCGCTGCTACAAAATACACGCACTTGCGCCAGTCACCGTGCAGACCATAGACCAGGGCCGCTGCAAACATCAGGCCAATCAATAGGGTCGGGAAAAATCGGGCGCTCATAGTTGCTTACCCCACCCATCGCCGTTCAGTTTTACTTCATGGGCTGGGGTTGGCAACCTGATCCACAGCGAATAGCTGCTATCATAAATCGGAGTGGCCACCCGGTGGCTAAGGTGAGGCGCAACAAACCCACACCGGCCAGGCCACCACACCCTGCGCTCGCCGCTCTCCAGCTCTTCGATGTATCCACCCCACAACACAAAACGCCACGCCCAGCGCGGGTGTGTGTGGTAGCACACTGGATCATCGCTACCAATGAAGCAGTGTAAGTCAACCCTGAAACCACCACGCTTGAACAGATGCCGTATCAGCATGGTCGGCCTACCATCAAGAGAGCCGCGCCATTCGTGCCAGAACCTTAATCGCCGGTCACTCATCATTGCGACATCTTCTGCCGGGCAGTGCGCATGATCTGCCGCTCTGAACGGCGGAAGCTGTTGGCGTCTGGCGTCTGTATATTAAATATTTGCGTCGTGCCGCCGGCACCGCCGGATCCTGGCTCAACGGTGCCGCTGACATGGGGGCGGAACAGCTCGGGCCCGCGCTCGCCGACCATGTAGGGGCGCCCGGCCATAGCCAGTCCGCCGTTGGCAAGGCCGCCGCCGAAGCTACCGCCGAAAATGCTACCGATGCCGGAGGCGATCATGCCGCCCAGCGAGGTGCCTCCGGAGGGGCTGAACACATTGCCGATGCCGAACATCTGGCCGAAGATGCCGCCGACCAGGTTCTTCAGCGTACCGCTGGACACCTTGCCGGTCTGGATCATCTCATCAAACACGCCGGCGACCTGATCCTTCAGGCCCTCGAAAGCGCTGCCAACCTCGCTGGTCATCTGCTCGGCCGGGGTCACAAAGCCATCCTGCAGCCGGTCCATCTCGGCGATGATGCCGTCCACCATGTCGGGCACGTAGCTGCCGCCAACCACGGCGTCGTACATGCCTTTAAAGGCACCCTTGACCGCCTCGATCTTCTCGCCGACCGAATCGAAGATCGCGAACAGCTTGCCCTTGAGCCAGTCGCCGATGGCGGCCACGGCTTTGCCGACGATATCGATAATTGCGCCAAACAGGTTTGCCCAGCCCTGTTTGAAGGTATCAAACGCCCCGGCTAAATCGCCAGTCAGAACCTGCCCCAATAATTGCAGGCCCAACTTGAGTTGATCGACGAAGAACCCAAAGACCGCTCTGGCACCGTCGAATATTGCTGTCAGGCGGCCGCCCATAACGGCATCAATGCGCTCGACCCAAGGCCCCACATAGGCTTTGATCTCGTCGCCATAGAAATACCATGCAGCGGCCAGGGCGGCGATCGCCACGATAACCAAGCCCAACGGGGTGGCCAAAAAAGCAACTCCTGCCGCGATATTTTTGAAGGCAGTAACAAGTTTTGGGCCGGACGCCAGGAACCAGGAAAACGC